AACATTAAAGCTAAAAGAAGTTAACGATCATGACTCATTAGAGATTGTTAGCATGTCTCCATATAACCCACGTAAAACTGCATATTATAGGTTAAATATTGTGTTTGATGCAGAAGTTTAATGTCGGTAAACACAAAAAAAGCTCAAGTACAAGAAATTATTAAATGTGGTAAACAACCATCATATTTTATTAATCGCTACTGTAGGATTCAACATCCAGTAAAAGGGCTAGTGCAATTTGATACATATGATTTTCAAGATGATTGTGTTGAAAATTTTCTTGAGCATCGTTTTAATATTATTTTAAAATCTCGACAACTTGGAATATCAACTATTACTGCTGCATACGCAGCATGGCTAGCGTTGTTTCACAAAGATAAACAAATTCTTGTTATTGCTACAAAAAGAACAACTGCTGTTAACTTTATTAAAAAGGTTAAAGTTATTATTACAAAAATGCCAAAATGGTTAATGTTATCTAACATTGTTGCAAACAATACACAAGGTGTAGAATTTGCCAACGGTTCTTCGGTTAAGGCTATACCTACATCTGATGATGCAGGCCGCTCAGAAGCGTTGTCTTTATTGATTATTGATGAAGCAGCTTTTATTAAAAACTTTGACGACTTATGGGCCGGCCTATATCCAACATTGTCGACCGGTGGTAGGACAATATTACTATCAACTCCAAACGGAGTTGGTGGCCAATATTATAAATTGTGGACAGATGCAGAGGCAGGATTAAATGAATTTCATGCACACAAACTGCCTTGGTATGTACATCCTGAGCGTGATGAAAAATGGTTTGAAAATGAATGTAAGCAGCTAAATAAGCGAAAAATTGCACAAGAATTGTTATGTGATTTTACATCATCAGGTGAAACATTTATAACAAGCGAAGAACTTGATTATATTAAAACGTTAATCTGCGACCCAATTGATAGATGGGGTCCCCAAAAAAATGTATGGGTATGGGTCTATCCTATAAAGGAACATAACTATATTATTTCTGCCGATGTTGCAAGAGGTGATTCAAAAGATTATTCTGCGTTCCATGTAATTGATACTTTTACCGCAGAGGTTGTTGCAGAATATAAAGGAAAAATACCACCAGACCGCTTTGGCGAGCTTTTGGTTGAGATGGGCCAGCGATACGAAAATGCGCTAATATGCCCTGAAAATAATTCGTTTGGTTATGCTACATGTACAAAATTACAAGATCTAGGATACCCCCGTCTTTATTACACAGGTACACGGGCAACATATATTGTTGAATATATCCCACAGCACGAAGATAAGGTACCTGGATTTAATACAAACGGAAAGACTCGTGTTCAAATATTATCAAAACTAGAAGAAGTAATAAGAAACAAGACTTTAAAAATATATTCAAGTAGAACATATGATGAATTAAAAACGTTTATGTGGACAGGTACAAAACCACAGGCAATGAAAGGATATAATGATGATCTTGTTATAAGCCTATCAATAGGTTCATGGTTACTAGATTCATCAGGCGATTATAGTACGCATACAGAATCATTAAATAAAAACATGTTAAAAGCAATGTCTATATCTAAAAGCCCATATAAAAGTCAGCATAATATACCTGATAAAGAAGACGTAAAAATAATTAACCCTTTTTCTACGACAAAAAACAGTCCACCAACCAAAAAACAAAGCGCAAACGATTACGAACTTTACAAATGGCTCCTGTAAAAAAAGATACAAAGCAACAAATTATTGAGTGGGCGATTAAAAATCCTGAACAATTAACAGATTTTATTAAAAAATTATTATGCGAGCTTGAAGCCGAAGAATTACAAAATAAATTATTGATTGAAAAATATAATAAAAAAAATTAGTATTTAATATTTCTAATATTTAGTTATATATTTAATAAGTTATTGCAATATAAAGTAAAATATAATGAGTGAAGAAAAATTTTTTTCAAGGTTGACAAGACTTTTCAGATCAGGTCCTGTGGTAAAGCGCAAAGTACGCAACGCAAAAAAGCCAAGCGTTACTAAAGTACTTGATAATTTTAGAAAAGCTAATAATGATATCTATAATAACGTAATAAGTGATTACGGCGCCTATGATAGAATGAGTAGATACGCAGACTTCAGCGAGATGGAATACTGTTTACATGGTGATACTTTAATTGCTACTCCTAATGGATACGAAACAATTAAAGAATTATCAGAAAAATATTCTCATGATGAATCATTTATCGTATACGCATATGATCATAACAAAAAACAAATAGTTCCTGCGTTAGGCAAACAGGCGCGTCAAACAAGGTTTGACCATGCGTACAAAGTTACTTTTGACAGCGGCAAAGAAATTATTGGTACGGCAAACCATAAGCTAATGTTACGTGATGGAACATATAAGCGAATAGATCAGTTGGCTGAAAATGATTCAATGATGCCATTTTATCGAAAAGACTTCTTTGCAAAAGATAAAAATGATAATAAGTCACCAGGCTATCGCTGGATTTATACAATGGATTATGATAATTCAACGCTTAAAAATGGGTGGATTGCCGAACATCGTTTAATTGCGTCTTGGATTGCTGGTCGTAAATTATTAAATAATGAGGTTGTTCATCATAAAAACTTTATTAAATACGATAACAATCCAGAAAACCTTCATATAATGACTGATACAGAACATGCAAAATATCATCAAATTATATTGAACGGTAAGAAATGGGATTATACAAACAACTCAGATTGGATTGATTCATTTAAAAAGCAACATTCTGAATTTATGAAAAATAATAATCCTGCCGAAAGAAAAGATATTACATTTTCAAAAATATTAGAAATATGTGAAAATTATGGGTTTAACTCTAAAATTGTTTGCTCGATGTTGGATACAGACATTAACGTTATAAAAAGAAGATTACGTCGTAATGGTTTCGAAAATTTTGAATTATTTGCAAAAACATATGACATAAACTGGAAAAATAATGGGTGGAATAATTCAGGAAAAAATAATCCACGTTATGATCATTCATTAAGTTTTCAACATATATGCGATACATACGATGGCTCACAAACATTAGTGCAACTCTCGGATTTCCTAGATACAACGCCTATAAAAATATTAAATAGGCTTAAAAATAATGGATTTAAAAATTATACTAATTTTAAGGAAAATTACGCAAATCATAAAGTTGTTTCGGTAGAATATTATGGTGAAATACCACTATATGATCTTACGGTTGACGGATATAAAAACTTTGCAACAGATTCAGTGATATCACATAATACGCCTGAAATAAGTGCTGCACTTGATATATACGCAGACGAAGCCGTAAGTACCGACGACAAAGGTAGATCATTACATATATTTTCTGAAAATTATAAGATTAAAAAAATACTTGAAGAATTATTTTATGATACGTTAAATACAGAATTTAATCTTCGTGGTTGGATTAGAAATTTATGTAAATATGGAGATTTTTTCCTATATAACGATGTACATCCAGATTATGGCGTTTTAAACGCATACCCAATACCTGTTAACGAAATAAATCGCGAAGAAGGATATGATCCTGAAGAACCTATGGCAGTACGATATCGGTGGGTTGCAAATGGAAATATAGAATTAGAAAACTGGCAAATAACTCATATGAGACTTTTAGGTAATGATGCCTTTTTACCTTATGGGTCATCAATTATTGAGCCTGCTAGACGAATTTGGAGACAGCTTGTTTTAATTGAAGATGCAATGTTGGTTTATCGTGTTGTTAGATCTCCAGAACGCCGAGTTTTTTATATTGATGTCGGTGCAGTACCTCCAGAAGACATTCCACATTATATGGAACAGGCAAAAACTACTCTTCGTGCAAACCAAGTTGTTGACAGGTCGACTGGTAAGGTTGATCTAAGGTATAATCCGCTTTCAGTTGATGAAGATTATTTTATTCCAGTCCGCGGCGGAGAATCAGGAACTAGGGTTGATACACTAGCAGGTGGTACAAACGTTTCTGCAATTGAAGATGTTGAGTATATACAGAAAAAATTGTTTGCAGCGCTTAAAGTTCCGCGGGCGTATCTTGGTTATGATGAAGCACTTAGTTCAAAGGCAACGTTGGCTCAAGAAGATATAAGGTTTAGCAGGACAATAAATTATATTCAAAAAGTTGCAATATCTGAATTAAACAAACTAGCGATTATTCATCTATACGCAAATGGATATGATGGTGATGATTTACTAGATTTTAACTTAACGTTATCAAATCCATCTGCAATTGCTCAACAGCAAAAACTTGAATTATATCGAACAAAATTTGAAATTGCAGCCTCTGCACCAGAAGGATTAGTTAGTCAGCCTTACATTCTTAAAAATGTTCTTGGGTTAACTGATAAAGAAATTGAGCTGCAGGATGCAGAAAAAATTGATGATAAAATAAAAACGCTGGAAATTGAAAACATACAATTACCCGAAGCCGAAGGTGAAGAATCACCACCTGAAGGTGCAGCCGGTGAAGAAGCCGATGAAGAAGAATCTACTGGCGAAGAAGATGATCTATTTTCTTCAAATATAAAAACAGGAAAGGTTTTAGAAACTGATGATGATTTGAACGACATAGACTCCATGATAGACGATTCAGATCCACCAAAAAAGCCTGTTAAGGTTAATAATTATTTGAAAAAAACATTATATAATCGGTCCCGCCGCCGAACACATGGTGCTTCAAAAACTCATATGCCAAAATTTAATGATATGTTATCTCATAAAAATGATTCATATAAAAATGTTATGACAGGAAGATCGGTTATGAAATTAGGTGAATCAGCTGCTGCAGAAGAATTTTATGCATCAAAATTAGAAGAAACATTTAGAATGTCTGATGATGTTAAAACAATACTAAATAAATTTAAAGAATTTAAGACGCATAACAACGAAGATGATGATTCATTA